CTTAACGTAGTTCTTTTAGTTGTACCATTTTGAACTAATGCAAAAGATTCATCTCCTTGCAATGCAGTTGCTATTGGTAAAGCAGATATTTTTGAATTTGCCATTATAATATAATTTTAGAATTATCTTCTTGAAGAATCAAATCAGTATCTTCTTTAGTTAAAAAATTACCTTCTACTCCCGTAATAACACCAATGCCTTGAGCCCAATTATCACCATCACAACATTCTATTGAATAGGTATTATTTTGACACAAACACGCTCTTCTACCTCCTCTAGGGGAAGTAGGATTAGGGATGTAATTATTTCTTTTAATGCCTTGCATTATATTTCTTTTAATTGTTTCAATTTACTTAATGCCCAAGTCTTAGCAGATTTACCTCCCCATAAAAGATATGAGATAGTTCCACAGGCTTTTGTGTCCGATGGATTATAATACTCCTCTGCTCTACTTAAATAAGAGTACATTCTTTTTATTGTACTTACTGAAATAGGTTTCCCTTTTGATAGTTGTTGCGCTCTTATTTTGCCTACATCTGTTGCGCATTTATTGTTAACTTTCTTATTTAATTCAATTCCTCTTTGAGCGTTGTTCTTAACTGAGTCGGGATAATCTGAATAAGATTCCATTTCTATCTTACCATCCTTTACAATGCCTCTAATCATTGAAAGCATTTCTTTTACTTCTTCTTCATCAATATCTTCTAGACTTAATTTTGATGCTTCTATCTTATCTGCAAAGAACCCTTCTATGCTGAATCCCTTTACCTTTCCCGTTTTCACATAATCGTTCCATACTTCTTCGTTGTTTACTTTAACCGTACCCATCCAAGTTCCAACAGGAACACTCATGTTATACTTTCTTGATTTATCTTGAACCTCATCTTCAACTATCCAACTTTCAACTAGAGTCAATCCTTGTAGGTTACTAGAATGTTCTAGGGTTGAATTGTTTTGATATCCGTTCGTTAAGTATCTTTGCGAGGCTTTTAAGACAGTATCTCTTGAGAAATATATATAATACTCATCTCCTTCTGTCTTTCTGTATATAGGCTTATTTGGGATTAATAAAGCACCCATTAGAATTTTCTTCTCTTTATCTACTTCTGCTAGTTTAATTTCATCAGACTTTAAAGCGACAAAATCAGATTCTATGGCAGGTGATTCAACAATAGAAATCGCTTCTATTCCGCTTTCCTCATTTTCATCTAAAACTAATTCTACTATCTTCATATTTATGTAACGTTTATTTTTTTTTATTTTGCTTTTATATAGTAGCTGATTCTATTATGTTACGATCTAAACTTTGTGAGGTTGTAACATCACTTGAAACTACATAAGCCTTTATAGGTGGTTGTGATCCCATTAAATCAGCGATCTGACTTGTTCCACTTGTACCTACTACATTGAATTGTGGTGCTTGTGGTTCTGATCCTACTGTTGCCGTTGGAGTTGTTATTGATGGCATTGGTGAATCATTACCGCCTATCTGTGTTGCTACCTTTTTTGTTCCTTTAACTGCTTTAATTACACTTGATATAATACCCGCTGCGGTAATACCGTAAGAAACTAAAAAGGGCAATGCTTGAGGTAATCCTAATCCTAACGTTCTTGCAAATCCTGTTCCAATCGATTGTCCTGCTACTGCTGCATCTAATCCTGCTTCTAAAGATGCCTTTGTGGCTTTGCTTTGTAGAACTCCCATATCAATTAAAAGTTCTTTGGCAGCCATTGCTTGTTTCGCTATTAAGGCTGCTTTTCCTAATCTACTTTCTGCTCCTGCTATTGCTACAATTCCGTCTAATGATCTTTGGTTCATTGCTTCTTGTTCTCGGAAAATAGCTACATTCGCAGCATGAGTTTCCTCATCTCTAGCTTTTTTGTCAGCGTCTAATTGAGCATCAATTAATTCTTTTTGTAAAGCATAAGATTTATCATAAGCTAATTTTAAAGCTAGTTCTTGTTCTTTGGTTTCTGATATTAATTCAATTTCTTTATACGCTCTTTCTCTTTCAAGTTCTAATTTTTTAGTAGCATCATTTGCTAATAAATCTTGTTCTTTTTTTATAAATTTAGCAAGTAGTTTTTCCCTATCTGCTTCTGCTTTGGCTTTCTCTTTTGCTAATCTTGCAGCTTCTGCTTTCTTTTTTTCTACATCTTCTAAAAGTTGCTCATCTTCTATTTTTTTAGATTCTGCCCTTGCTTTTTCTTTTTCTTTTTTCTCTTGAGATAGTTGATACCTTACCCAAAAAGTATTTTTTCTTGCGGTGAGTTCTCCCGACAAATCAACTCCTTTTTGGATTCGTTCTTGACTTGCTTGTAATTCTGCTTCTGCTATTAATAAATTTGATTTTACTTTTTCAGCATCTATTGCCTTACCAATAAAAGGTACTTCAGAAATTAAAAGAATCGCTTCGTTTGAAAACTTTTTAATTACTCCCGCAAAATAACCGAAGCCACCTGCAATTATTTCTCTAGACATTGAAATACCAAGACTTAAAGAATCAAAGAAATCCTTAAACCCAAAAGCAGTGACATCAATTGCCTTGCCCAAGAAATTAATTGAAGCAGTTAAGCCTTTTACCAAGAACCTCTGTATTGCATTTATTGGACCCTCTCCATCTTCTATACCTAATAAGAAACCATCCCAAGCAGAACCTAGTTTAGTCATATCCCCTGCAAGATTGTCTAATCTAATTTCTGCCATATCCCTAGCAGTTGTTTCTAAATCAGTAAAAGTTTTAGTTAATCCTTCAATCTTTTCTCCCGAACTAGCTAAATTCAATAAAGATTTTGCCCCTACAAGTCCAACCAATTCAATAGCAGTATTCATCTTATTACTACTAGAATTTACTTTTTCAAATCCTTCTTCTAGAGTTAACCCTTTTTTATTTAACTCAATAAATGTTTTACTTAATCCTGTTCCTGCTATACTTCCTTTTAATCCCGAATCAGCTAAAACTCCTAATAAAGCAGTTGTTTTTTCAATACTAACTCCTGTCGCTCTTGATGTAGGAGCAACTAATTTTAAAGATTCAGTTAAAGACTCAAAATTTAAAGCAGAAGAAGCAGTACTTACTGCAAGAACATCAACAACCCTTTGAGTATCTGTTGTATCTAATCCAAATGCTCTTACAGTACTACCTGCCAACATAGCAGCACTAGAAAGATCAACTTCTAAAGATGACGCTAAATCTAAAATAGCAGGAGTAGAGTTTTCAATATCTCTAACACTAAAACCTAGCTTTGCCAATTCTGTTTGCAACGCTACAACTTGAACTGCAGTATAAGCAGTTGACTCACCTAATTCTTTAGCTTGGTTGGATAGTATTGTTATTTCCTCTGCAGTAGCACCCGATACTGCTTTTAAACCCGATAAAGATTTTTGAAAACTAGCACCTAAGTCTGCTGCTGATTTAAACAAGGCAACTAGAGAACCAAAAGCCACAACCAAAGCACCAACTCCTGTGCTGATCATTGCAACTTTTAACTTTCCTAGCATTGGGATAGCACCTGTTACCGCATCGCCAAATCCTTTAAAAGCACCTTTTAATCCCGTACCTACGGCTTTACCTTTTTTGCCTGTATCATCGACTTCTTTGTTAAGTTTTTTTACATCCTTAACTGCTTTGTCTGTCTTAGCAATAATCTCAACTTGCTTTACAACTGCCATTTTATCTCTCTTTTAATAATCTTAAAGCCTTCCTTTAATGTGGTCGGTAATTTATTTTTTCCTTGTGCTATTTTTATGCGTTCAGTATTTCCATCCGCTTCTTCTAGCATTTTAATTATCATCTTAATCATAGTATGTTGATTAATTCAAAACTTGTTTCACCTGTTTGAAAATTAGTTGTCATTGAGTTGATTTTGTAATTCTGATTGTTTATTTCTATTACGTTGTTTAGTTTTAAATTGTATAAAATATTCAACGGCAAAAAGGCTTTTACTTTTATGAATCTTCTTTTTATATTAAACGATTCAGAAATAAAGTTTTTATAATATCCTTCAAATAAAGTATTAGAAAATCCTGTTGCTTGACTAAACTCATTTACTTCTTCATTGAAATTTATATTGCTTGTGCTTATATTAGAATAAAGTGAAACACTATTTGAAGGCAAAATAAGTGAACTTAAAGAATCGTTATTTGTTGAGTTTTCCCTAACAGATACTAAGGTTAATTGGCTTTGTCTTATAGGATAAAAAATTAAAGGCTTACCAATATAAGGCTGCTGATTTTCATTAACAGAATAACCATACATAATATTGGTTTGTGATCCTCCATTTAAGTTATTAATCCTATCAAAAAGCATATGTTCAAATGGCAACTTAACACTATAAGTTTCACTAGGAGCATCATATACTTCTCCATTTAAAGTGTATCTTAATTCACCCCATCCTACATTGTTTAATTGATTATATTTCTTTGCTAAAAAAGTTCCTGTTCCCTCGTAACTAAAATTGATTTGTTTATAAGGCAAAGCTACATTTACTTGACTTGAATTAACATCCATAAACTCATCAATCGAATACACATTAGTTGTAGCGCTTCCAATCTCATTCCAAAACCTTACTTCATCTTGCCATTCTTCTTCTTGAAGATTCCAAAAACCTGTGTCTAAACTAGCAAAATAATCATCGTAAGTTTGAACAACTATCTTATCGTTCTGATGATATGCTACTAGGTTAAAAGTCTTGAATAGTCCCGAAAGAAAATCAATTATTTTAATCTCGGGAATTTGTTCGTTAATAGCAAAAGGAAAAGAGTTTGGAATTGGAACATCAGCACCCGTAACACCTTCCCAAAAATCATCGTAATTAACAGTTGATCCGCTTGAGGTATAAGAACCTCCAACGCTTAAATCTAACGCACTAAAAGAGACTTGCTCAACTGCGGTTAAATTAAAGTTATATGTCGCAGGGTTCATTGCTCCTGCAGTTGTTTGATCTACATAAATACTACCTGTAACATATCCCGAACTATACCATACTTCTCCATTTCTTGTTATTGTGAGTAAATATTGTTTAGTGTTATCTGTTGGTACTGCTTGAAAAGAATAATAATTAACTACATTATCCGTTGGGTTAGTACTTGAAATAATAAGGCTAGTCTGAGATGATAGCGTATTTACATTTGTAGGTAAAAGGGGATCGGGAACAAATGAATTTATTAATAAATTATATTCATTACCACTTCCCGATGCTGAATCTACATCACCACTTTTACGGTGTAGCCACATAAACAAATTATAATAATCTGCGTTAGTGTCATTAAAAAAGTCATCTGAAAAACTAAGTCCTAATTCTGTTAAGTAATCAGTTTCAATTTGATCTACTATTTTAGAAACTCTTAAAGCATATTTTAACTCACTCCATAAAACACCTGCTCCCGAACTTGCTTCGAATTTCATATTATTTGTTCCTGCAGTTGGTGTTCCGTTACTATCAAAAAAGACAGGACTTGAATGTGTTATCATAGGAACTACTACATCGTTTGTAGTTGTGTCTACATTCATTAAATCTCTTATGCTTGTGTAATCGTAAGTCTTATTGTAAGCAGCTAAATCTAAAGCATCTAATTGATTCTCTCCTAGAACATCTTTTAAAGCTACCGTTTCACCAAAGAAAGTTATTCTATAGGCATAGGCTTTATTTCGTTTAAGATCAACACCATCCAAACGCATAAACCCCTGCTTAAAGGGGATGTAATTTAATTCAATATATGATGATTTTTTAACCCTAGCATTAAATCCATTTACTATATCAAAATTATAATAATGCTGAAATAAAATATTATTCGTTGGAGAGGCAGGGACTGAAAACGTCTGAGTAAATTCTGTAAAAATCTTAGAAACGTCTTTAACGTTTTTTAAAGATTGGGTAAGCGAAATTGTTTCATCCTTGAATAAATCTAGTCTCGTTGAGCCAACATAAATCTGAACCTTCTGCATTAACGTACATTGTTTATATAATCAAAAGCCATATCAAATTCCATTGTATATTCAATTAGCTTATCATTTAAACTAGTCTTATATGTAAACGAACTTGTATTAATAATAACGGGTACTACTTGCTCTGTTGATGGATCATACGGATCGGGTTGTGTTAGCCATATTTGCTTACTTAACATCAAGTCTTCAAAGAATGGATTAGCACCTTCAGGATAATAACCGCTACTTAATATTATCTTTTGATTTGCTGATTTATTAAAGACTGTCTTTGTTGGATTGTTAACTGAATAGGTTGCATTTCCTCCGCTTATTGTTATTGTGTTTGCGTTATAAGTTTCCTTTGTTGAGGTTGTTGTTTTTACACTTTTCAAAAAGAACCATAAATCCTGTAATGCTCCGTATTTATTTACGAAAGTTATTTTATTTCCTTCTCCATACCTGCTGCAATTAACTCTAATAATATTAACTAAAACATTACCTATTGGTGTAGCTAAAGAAATTGTCTGAGGATTAGATGTGTCAAACCCTGTGTAAGATAAAACGCTATTTGTTGAAACGGGAACAACACCCGATACTCCCAAAGGAGCATAAAAATAATACCCATCTTTAATTACATCCTTTTCAATTAGCCATTCGTAAGAACTTACCGTTGGGTTTATTCCTTCCATAAAAGTTCCATATCCATCAAATCCCTTATGAGTTGTTTCAGTTGAATCATACCCCCCACCTCCTCCATTTGGTAAACTCCAATATTTATAATCAAAACTTATATCTGCGGTTTGTGCAGTATACGTTCCATTAAAAGTAACGTTTAAATAGTCTCTTACCAACTCAGCTATTTCAAAAGTCAATACCGTTCCAACCGTTCCATTTTTTATAATATTGTATCTAAGTGTTCCGTTAATCGTTAATCTTAACTCAACACTATTCATTGCACTTGGTACAGTAACGCTTTCTAATCTTGGTGATCTTAATAATATATTTGCCATATTTATTTTTTTATTCCTAACACAAGACTTTTCTCTACATCTAAAGCGAAGGCTTTAACTAGATCATCGGGCATTTGTGTGAATGCTTTATTAAACGGTTTAGTAAAAAACAAACTAGGCTTTAATCCTTGTGCAAAAATTCTTTCTTGCAACCAAAACCCTATAGTCTTATATCCTCCCTTTCTGAACTTTCCGTCTTTGTCTCTAAATCTTATCTTTTTCATCTTTGCCCATTGCATTAATGGTTTTAATGGAGGTCTTTTTGATTTGTATCTATAGGGACTTCTTGGTGCTTTCTGAATACCGTTCTTTACTAAGCTAGGATTTGCACCCTTTACCCCTAAGTCTTGAAACGTTCCATAGTTTTCCATTAAGAAATCTAAAAGAAAAGCGTTCTGCTCTTGATCTAAATCATAAGAAATAGATTTGTATAATGAACCCCCTCCCTTACCGTCTTTGGTTAGGTTGCTTTTGCTTTGCTGAACCACATATTTAGCAAACTTGTTTAATACTTGATTTGTTTCTTTTAGTGTCATTAGCAATGTCTGATATCGTTGTATATTAAGACATCAAACGTAGATGTCCATCCTGCTAATTCATTTTCAAACCTATCATAGAACGGCTCTATAGTTGCGTTCCCATCGAATTGGTATTTGTCTTGATGTAGTGTCCCACCTCTTAATACTTGTATCAGCTTATTAGAGACTGATAGCTGCGTGTTTAGTATGTCTTGTAGGTTGTTATTCCCTCTGAACAAATTCGTTGTCTCTTCCTTGCTTATATCAACGATATCCATATTTAAAATACTAAGATTAAATCTTAACACTCCGTCTTCTTGACTTACTTGGTTTACCATTATATGAGCAAGTGGGAAAATATCTTGTTTCTCTAAATTGATTTCTTCAAGATTCCCCTGCGTAACAGTTCTTGTATTAACATCGGATAACAAACTATCTTTTATTGTTTCCGTTAATTGATAATAACCCCTTATTCCTTGATCGCTCATTTTTTGTTTTTAATTTGCTGAGATTCTGCCTCCTGCTTTTCCTTTATAAATGACAACATCGTTAAGCATTCGTGTATGTTTAATTTAGTGATATTTTCAAATCTTGTAATATCTCCTTGAGCGAGTTCGTATACTGAACTAAACCATCCCCACTTTTGTCCAAACCCTGCTGCGACTGATGTTGTTTCCCTGCTTCCTCCTCCGCTAAATAACGACTCGTAACGAGCAGAGATAGATCCATCCCTAAATGAAACAAAAAAAAAACAGAACTAATGACTGCCTCCAAAGGCATATCCAACATATGCTCTTTACCTTCGGGGTTGTATTCCTCAATTATATACTTTCCTCCCGATCTTTGTTTGATAGGTCTGTATAAAACATTCATTGCCGTATGGATGTTTTCCCAATCACCAATAAAAGTGTCAACATCAATATACTCCCCAAGAGTCATGTCTTGAAGATCGGGATGAAATCCGTAGTTCTTACCGTTCATTTTAAATGATTGAACTAAATTAGGCTTATCCGAAAACATCCCATTTAAGGTGTTTGTAATTTCCTCTGCGTCTGATAGCTTAATAGTTAACACATCTTTATAAGGCACGTTGCAAAAGATTTCAATCATTTTACATTGCAGTAAATATTCATCTTCGCTTTTTATTTTTACGAAGTCTTGATATTGCTTTAGTGTGATTTCTGATAAGTGGTTCGGAATAGTAATACTCGCTTTCATAATATTGTAACGTATTTTTTAACTGATTTTATAAGACATAAAAAAAGGCAGCCATTTCTGACTGCCTAAATTAACCAACTAAAACAAAAAACTAAAATCCTAATATCTCCTCTGATGCGTGTTCAAACTTTTTTTGATACTCAATTGCCTTTGCGCACCACTTGTTTCTTTCTGTTTTGTATTCAATTAGTAGTTTGTCTTTTTTGTCTGAATCATCTTTCAACCTAGCAACATAGAAACTCATTTCATTTAATGCTTTCATCATTGCTTTAGTCTCTTCGTTGTCGGGTTTAATCTTAAGCCAATTCCTAACTAAACTCCCACACATTTGAACGTTGCTCCAATACTGTAAATCGTGTAATCTTTGTATTTCCATATTAATAAACACTAATTAAATTATTCAAAAAAGGAATAATAAATTTATCTCTTTGCTTATAGTTCGAGCATTCTTCATCATCGCAATAGATAGCCATTTCATCTATCTCATATAAATACTCATACTTACCGTCATCGGTTCTCATGTATCCATACTCTTCGTAAGTTTCGGGATCATCAATGGTTTTCCTTACGCAAACAACATCTGCATAAATTTCAATACAACCAACCTTCCAATATAATTCTTCCCTATGAATCTCATCATCTCCCATTGGGATTTCAATAGGCTTTAAATCATTAAGGATTTCTTCTAACTCTTGATCTGTAAATAAATTTCTCATTTTACTTCGATTTTGGTTTCTAAGATAGGGATAATTATGTTCTTAATCTGACGTTGTGAGCAACAACTTTCTTTATTCAAGTAAACAAACAACTCGTGATCTATCTCAACATCATGCTTATATTCAGCTAGCAGGGGACTTAACGGGTAACACAACGTTTCCGTCACATGTACGTTTCCCCAAAACTCTAAGGCGCCACGCCTCCATACCGCCTCAACGGTACGTAATTCAACTTCGCCTATCAACTCAATCTTTACGGGATTCATTCCCATCATTTGATTTATCAATTCCGAATCTGTAAAAAATTCGCCTTCATTTATATTCGTCATAATAATATGTGTTTAAATAATCTGTTTTAATTATAATGTAAATATACAATCAATAAAGTTATAAAACAAAAACTTTATAATAAATATTTAACTAATTGTGTATTTGCCAAAGTTTTCTCCCCTTCCTAGGCTTTCCATTTCGTGATACCTAACCGCATCAACTGCGTGATTGAACGAGTCTGTAGGTTTATTTAACTGCTTTCCTGTGCGGTCTTTATCCCAACAGTATGCCCTTAGTTCTTTTATTAAATTGCTGCTCTTAGAAGTCACTAAATAGCTTTGTGATTGCATTATCTGAATACCGAAGTTAATTGAATCTGCTCCCTTCCTTACTCCCTTAATTACTTGTCCCGTTCTTCTGATCTCTTCTATGCTTTTAGGCTCTGAACTATCCGCATAAGCTATTACGTTCTTTTGTAGTTTCTTTGCTATGTCAGCATTAACTAAACCTGTCTCATAACAAATCTCGTTCAGAATCCTTTCACCGTTATAATTGTAAACTTCAATAATCGAACTTGGATCAACCGAGTATCCGAAGTCAACTCCGTAACCGAGTAGCCTTGCTTCATCGGGTATCTTATCAATTACTTTCCAATTACTAAACACAACACCCTCAAGCATTCCAACTAATCCTTCCCCGTATACCCTCCACCAATTCTCCCAATAGGAACTAGTCTTTGCTTTTAGTTTATTCTTTTCTATTTCTTTTACGATCCTTTGATCAAGTGCTTCGTTATCTCTGTAGGTAAGAATAAGAAAGTCACTATCTCCTTCATCTTTTAATTCAGTATGAACCCAAAACTCATTAGCAGGGTTAAAGTCTAAATAAATTTCTTGTTTGGTTCTTATCGCAAGTTCGTTATAGGAATTAAAATCAACGTTGTTGCATTCGTTAATATAAAGAATATCCCTTCTTGCTCCTCTTAACTTAGATGAATCATCAGCACTAAAAAATTCAATATAACTGCCATTGGCGAACTCGTATCTAAGAAACGATTTATTAAACCTTTGCTCAAAATACCTACCTGTCCATTTCATTATATTTAAGAAGTCCTTTAATGCTCCTCTTCTTAAATGTGGTATAGATTCAGCGACTACTGAGATTTCTATGTTTGAGTTTTTAGTAGCCTTATCAATTAATATAGGTAATATCCCAAAAGTCTTTCCTGCAGATGTTCCCCCTTGAATTATCTTAACTCTTTTATTTAGTTTTATTATTTTATTAATCGCTGTTGTCCTTACTAACATCGGGGAATAAAGGTTGTTCAATATTAGTTTGTTCTATTTGCTGCACAGGTGAGCCATAACCCGAATCCATTAAAACCTTATAAGCGTTTACGTCACCGTTCCTAGCTTTTTTAATTAAAGCTAAAGTCATTAAGTCTTCTTGGCTCATTGTTTCCAATTCAGACGTTAACGGGTTCTTTAGTTCTTGGTTTACTTCTAGCCACCTTCTTGCTATTGTGCTTCTATTCTTTCTGCCTTTGGGTCTACCGTTTGGGTTACCGCTTTGTCCTTTTTTAAAAGGTATTAAATCTTCTTTGCTCATTCTGTTTTTGTTCTGTTTCTAATATTTTAAAGTTTTTAATTCTTCTTGTTTATCATAGTAAGCCATTAACTCTCTATCGTTTGTGCTGCCTTCTCTTGGTTTTGTCATTCCCCCAAAAGAAATTTGTCCTTTTAACTTCCTATACTTACCATAAACAATGCCATCAAGACACGCCCAAATAATAACGCAATTACTTCTCTTCTCTTGCATCTTAATTAATTTCTTTACTGCAATAGGTAGCGGATAAGACGTGTCCATGTATCTACCTTTCCTTCCTTTTATTTCTGCAAAACAAATAAACTCACCATCAAGAAAAAGTTTGTAATCTAAATCAAACCTATTTAACTTTTCATAAGTACCCGAAAACAAACTAACGAATTTCTTTATCGCTTTTTCTTCTCTGTCTAAGTCTTCGGGTCTTTCAAATATAGGCATCTGAATATTCTTTACCGTTTATTTTAACCGTCAAGGTATCATCTAGCTTTCTCATTCGATCTATTATCACTTGACAATACTTTGGATCAATTTCCATTCCGTAGCACTTACGATCAAGTTGGTGAGATGCTACCATTGTTGATCCACTACCACAGAACAAATCAACAATTTTTTTATTTGCCTTATGATTATTTAATGCTCTACTCGCTAAAGTAATTGGCTTTTGTGTGGGGTGCTGATAATTTGTATCTTTTGCTAAATTCCACAAATCACTTTCATTATTAATTCCATCATCCAATTTTCCATTAAATAAACAAAATTCATGTTGATGTCTATATCCTCTCCCTAAACCAAAAACATTTTTTGCCCATACTATACAAGCCTTAAATTCTAACTTACTTTGTAATAGTCCGTAAAATTTCCAATTACACCAAACATAATAATTAATAGGGTTAAGAATTTTAAGAATAGAAACAAATCCTTCAATTAATTCTGTAAATTCTTTTATTGGCAAATCATCATTTTCAATAACATCAAACTTTCCACTCCTACCATTAAAAGCCACATTATAAGGGGGATCGGTAAATATCATATCTGCCTTCTCACCATTCATTAACTTAGCCACTTGATCTGAATCTGTTGAATCTCCACATAATAAACGATGCTCACCGATCTCAATCAAATCACCTAACACAACATCAACCTTTAAATCATCGGGTTCTTCATAGTTATCCTCCTCTGCCTCTAGTTCATTAGGAAAGTCGGGAACATCTAAACCCCATTCATCTAATTGATCTACATCCCATTCGTTTGCTAATGTATCCCAATCCCATTCTCCGAATCCGACATTATCCTTAACGATAAATTCTTTCTTTTGTTCTTCAGTCCAACCTTCAGCCACATCTACCCACACCTTTTTAACACCTGCATCTTTACAGGCTTTCAATCTCATGTTACCTCCTAGAACCATCATAGCTTCATCAACTACTATAGCTCTCTTCTCTAGCATTTGTGGAAATTCTTTAATGCTCTTTACTAGCTTTTTAAACTTATCATCTTTTATGGTTCTTGGATTGTTTGGGTTTGTCAGAACCTCATTAATGTTTACTTGCTTTATCATCCAACCTCTGTGTTCTCAATGATAAAATCCTTTGTCCTTCTTATCATGTAATTTTGATCCTTCTTTGTTTTAAAAGTTCTAGGTATTTGCACCCATATTTTAGTAGGATCATCTTCTGTGAAGAAATTTCTTAATGATTTTTTTATTGCTTTAATTAACCTCATACTTATTTAATTTACGTTTTAAGTTTTCCACTTTGTTTTCCAAGTAATGGATTTTATCAAGAGTGTCAAGATCAACAGGCTTAAAATTAAACTGCTTTTCTAACACATCAAGGTTTTTATTCTCATCCTTATAAACAGGATAATAATGGTGGCTATGCATTATTGTTGCATGAGTAATGTCCTTTGCATTTGCCTTAAAGAATAAAGCAATACTAGTCCACCTTAAATTCATCTTATCCCTTAGTAAGTAAATCAAAAGTGAACGGTAATGAATCACCTCTTTCTTTCTACTGTCTTCGAAAACATTTACTTTAGTTTTCTTTATAATTCTATCGCTTATTTCTTGTGCCGTCATTTTAAATATCTTTTTACTTCTGTCCAAAATTCTATCTGATAAGTGTAAGGTAACCCCCACTTAAATAATTCATCTATCAATATTAAACTAGCCTTCTTAGAGGCATCCTCATCAATGCCGCATTCCCTAATGTGTCTACTGATTAACTGCTGAGCTTTATCACTTGCGTTTTTTTCTCTTTCTGTCATAGTTCCAATATTTTGTTCATCCTATCTAAATGTTCTAGTTCTTTCTTTAATCTTTCAATGTATAAAGTAGCATCCATCAATTCTTCTTGAAGATGAATAAGCCATTCTAAGGGACTTAAATCTTTTCTATCTAATGTCACACCGTATTTCTTTATTCCTTCCTCTGAGCGTTCTTTAAATTTGTTTAGAACGCTTTCTACTATACTATCTGTCATGCGGTTTGTGTAAGTCTATAAAATTTCCAATTATTAAAATCAAAACACTTGCTATTATTATAAACAAAGTGCCTAGTATTCTTTTAGCCTTCTTCATTTTCTATCCGTTTAATTAAAATATTTATTTCCTTATCTAATCTTTTTAATCCTCTTGTCAAACCAACTATTGTTATTTGATCAATGTATGGATTAAGAATTAATTTTCTTGCCTCATCTCTTATTTTTATCTTAGTGTTTAATTCTGCTTTTAAGTTCATTCTGTTCTAAGTTTTAAAAGGTTGTAGCACTCTATGTATTTTTCCCTTGCTTTGCTCTTGTATCGTTCTTTAAAAAGAAGGTATAACATTTTAGTGAATTGATATTTTGTGTCACAGTCCTTGTAATATTTCTGTGCAAACTTGACACCTTTTCCTTTAAAGTAGTTGACGTTATCCGCAGTATCCCCGACTATCATTTGAGTGTAAAAGTTTTTTAACGCATCATATTCCGATATGTCTAAAACTTCTTTTTTGTTGTACTTATATATCAACGCAGGGAATTGAAGGTAATCTTTATCAATGCTAACAATCATTACCTTATCTCTTCCGTAGATATCGCTTAAGGATTTCCAATGTGCTGCAACTAAATCATCTGTTTCCATTCCGCACCCTTGAATCCCTTTGTAAGTCTTTCTGACATGATCATGTATTTGAGGTAATAAAGGAGGTTTTTGTCCTGTTCTATTGGCTTTGTATTTCTTAGTAATTAGCTTTCTAAAGTTTCCCCTGCTATCATTAAAAACTAAAACCTCTTCTACATTGTACAACTCCGATAGTTCATTTATAACCCTTTGAAAAGTCTCATCAAATTTTAAAATAACATCTTCAATGTTTTCAAAAAATGATCCTTCTTCCTCTCTAGGTTTGTAGCAACTTGCGAACACTAAACTATCTGCGTCAATCAGCAAGATCATCTTCGCTAATTACTTTACAATTCTCCTTACAAGCATCGCACCTTTCAGAATGTTCTACCACTCTTGCTCCGCAGCAGTTGCTTATTCCTTCTTCGTAGTCTATCATTTAATTGGGATTTGTAAAAATGGTCCGTTAAAATTCATTGTGTATTCCTCATCAATATCAAAGCACTCTTTTGTCTCAGCATTAAAAAAGGTTAATCTTTCCTTAATCAATTCAATAAAGAACATATGCTGATATGGTGTTGTGTTAATAAAAAAATCAACTACATCTTGATACTCCTCTTTTAAAGAGGATTCTTTTGCAGGGTTAACTTTTCCCTCTATAATTTTTGGTTCAAATTTTTTATTTTTCATATCTGTTTATAAATTTATTTCTAATGTGTAAATAATCAAACCAATACTCAAACCACCTATTGTATTCATCGTAATCATTAAATGATTTTTTGGCTTTAAGGTATTTATTATAAGCTGCCTTTACTTCCCATTCTTGAATATCTTTTTCTATAATCCATTCGTATGACATCGCTCAATAGTTTAGTTGGATAACACTCTTTACATACAGTCCAATCGGGTAATGATTCTAAATCATTAGATGATGCTGCGTAGTTTCCACAATCGGGACACTCAATCACATACAATGCGTTATGAATCTTTTTCCGTTCCCTTATCAATTTTGATTTGCTCATTTTCTTTTAGTTTTTCTGCAAGTACTTCAGCTTCTTTTACGATTTCGTCTAATCCTCCCATGAGGTTTCCGAATAAGTGATCTAGTGAATTTTCCATAGTTTTATCTGTTTTTTTTTTAAACTTCCGTTAAATCTGATTCGTGAAAAGATTCAGTCCATCGTCCTATTTTAACAATAACGAAAGAACCTACTATCTCTTCTACTGTTCCTTTTTTTCCTCCGTATGCTTTAGAGATTTTTACTCTTGATCCTATATCTAACTTTTTCATATCTGTTTGTTTGTTAATCATGTAGCAAATATAAAACAAAAGTTTTATAAAACAACAGTTAATCAATTTTTATTTCAGAATATTTTTTATTTATGTCAGCAATCATATTGTTTATCTGAGCAGGGTTGCACTTACAAGGCATTTGTAAAGGATGATTAAAGTTCCTTGCGTGTATGTTACAGACTAATAAATACTCTTCGTGAGTAATAGTTGAGCCTTTTACTTTCTTGAACTCAGTCCATTGCTTTATTTCTTCTTCATTCATCTTATTATATTGTTTAGTTTTTTTCTTCGATCATCGCACCCACAATCCTTTCCTGTAATTTTAGTATATAACTCAACCAAGAACTTAATTCCTGTAAACTTGGTAAAGTAATAAATCCAATCTCCTATTTTCATATCACTTTTTTTAATTTGTCTTTAACTTTTTTAAACGTATTGTAAAGAGAATAGTAAGGTATCTTAGTCTTTCTTGATAAATCAGCTATACTACTTCCATCATCAATGATTTGATAAACCTTTCTGTCATACCAAAATAACTGATCCACTTCTTTTTCTACATTTTGAAAAGCCTTATCGTAATCAATGTCATCTTCTTTGGTTCTTATATCAACGTCTTCTATATTAACGATAACTACTTTGTTTTCTTTTCTTTTTAAATCCAAGAATAAAGTTCTTAAGGTTTTAAATACATAAGAATAATTGAAATCGTTATCCTCATAACTAATGTCTAAGCCTTGATCTATTTTTAGTTGTAGCTTTATATACATTTCTTGAACTAAGTCCTCAGCGGTGTCTGCATTGCATCCAAACGATTGAACGATGTACTTCCAATCTTTATGCCTATCCGCTATTTTTATTAAAATCTTTAAGTGGGTCATATATATCTCCTATTACTTCGGGCAGTCCAACCTCGTTAACTTTAAAGGAGAACTTTTCAAAAGGGTAACCCCTGCTTCTTTTACAAGATACGGTAACCCAATCTTTATGAACGTTGTTTAATTCTAACTCTATTTGAGTTTCTGTTTTCTTTTCTAAGAAACTACCCAAATGCCCTGTTGGTTTTGAAGTCCCTGCATTGCTATGAATTACCGTAATGATGTGACAATTAAACCTAGCAGTCCACTCCATTAATTTCTGAACGCAAAGGTTGCTTTGTTCTAAATCATTTACATCTGAAACGAGATCAGCAATCCCATCAATTATTAAAACTCCAACATTTTCAAAGTCAATTAAAGCCTGTTCTATTGCTATAATTCTATCCTTATAAGACAACTGCCTTAAAGCAAATGTATGATAATTATCGGAAACCCCCGACATATCTATAACTCTACGGAATCCAATGGAGGCATGAAAGTTTGCTTGTTCAGTATCAAAGTGCAATAATTTCTTACCTTCTCTATTCCCTCTGATCTCTCCGCTAAAGTGATTAGATGCCATATAAGCAGATGCTAAAAGGCTTACGAAGAAACTCTTTTTTGACTTAGGAGGTGCTTGTATAAAACTGAAATTACCATAAGTACCTATCGGAACTTTTAAAACCTTATTACCTGCTTTAGTGCTTAGTACTTTATTTCCGTAAGAAATAGCAACAGGTGGATATTCTACTTTTTCTCGAGGATCAATTTCGCATTCTTTTAATAGCTGCCTCGCTTTTTCGTTTGTCATGTGTGGTATATTAAGTAAAAAAAAAGGGGGAACTTAATCCCCCATTATCAGAAAGGTAAATTTGAATCTGATTCTTCAACAACTTCTTCCCTTTCAGCAAGAACGATTGTCCCATCAGTCCAAAATACAGAACCATTACCAATGTATTGTTTTGCCTTCTTGGCTTCCCTTTCTTCCTTACTCTGTGGAACGGTTGCTGCAATGTTATTCCCAAATCGGGATTCATCATTGATAGCTATGGTGATGTTGCAATATACTGCTCCATCCTTACCTTTGACAAAATTCTCCTTTGGAAGTTTGTCTACTCTTAAATTAATATTACCTAGTGTACTCATTTTTATTTGTTTAAATTTAACTCTAATTCAATATCGTGACTTACGATATATTTCTTTTTTACATCCTCAATACTAAAGCCTTTCTTCATAGCATCTACTACCTTTTTGTAATTAGGAGTATTTTTTACAAGCGTAGGCTTTTGGGTCTTGTCATGATTATTCAAAGCATCAGAATCTTGAGTATCATCAATTAAGAATAAATTCCCAAGAGAGTACTTCTTTCCATAAGAGGAGGCAGAACCAAATCTTTGAGGCATTTGCATTCCCTTCTGTTCAGAATCAACTCCTACAATAGCAGTAGCTTTTATCTTTTGAACACCATCATAAATAACCGCAGTAGATTGAATAATGTACTCGCTTAAATACTTCTCTTCTATCCAAACCGATACGTTCAGTTTTAATAAAAAAGGTTTTATTGCTTCAAGTATATCTTCAGCACTTCTAAAGTTATACTTACCAAAGGCATTGAACCTTGATTTTTTAGCTTTCAATTCTGTTTGAATTGTTGCTAGTTTGTGACTAAGTGGTATATCCATTTTTGTAATTTAAAATTTAATTTGTTCGGGATTTTCCCTAGATTGCAACAATGCTTGTAGCATCTCAATCTTATTTTCCAACTTGTGAATAATTAGTTGAAATTCTTGAATCTGCACCTTGTGCTGATATCTTAAATCTTCTATGCTTACGATTTGTTCCATCGTTTTTTTTGACAAATATAAACATTTTATTTTAAAATTAAAGTGAACTCTTTTTTTCTGCTTTAATACTGTTCATTTTTTGATCATATCTTCTTTGTCTTGATTTGATCCAATCGTTTATATCTGATGAAAACGCAAAGCAAAATCTGTCTCTGTTTGCCTCTGTTGGTTTGTCATAAAGTATATTTAATGGTGTTGGTGTTTTTTGTTCCATATATTTTTATTTCATTGTATGCCCTTGATTTTTTCTTTGTAATGATCCTTTAGTGATTCCGCTTCTTTTAGTTAATACAGTTATTCGTGCCGATCTTTTATTCCTAAATGCTTCAAGCAAATTTGGATTTACTTCTAAACCTTTTATCTTCCTGTAAGCAATTTTGTTTTTAAGCATCTCGTAACTCATCTCATCATACTGAGTCCTAGCACTAAGCAAGTTTTGAAATTGTTCCTTATCAATATTTGGCTTTTCTATTTCGACAAAAAAATCTTTATACTTATCCTTTAGGAAAGTTAAAATTTCTTCATTGTAATCTATCTTTTCCAAATGACAATATCCCCAATAGACAGTTACAGGATGAAATTCTAATAATTGTTGAATAGTGTACCCTTGATACTTTCTTGAAAACTCCCATTTTGATTTAGGAGTTAATGTTCTTTTAAAAATTTTCATATCTGTTTTGTTTAAAGGGGGTTTTACCCCCCATTTAATTTATTTATCAAGCATATTGTCCTTCGGTAAACATATATTCTTCCCAAAGGTTTTCAATTTTTTCGTTAGTCTCTAAATAGTCAATTATTTTGCCATCTTGAACAACACAATAATTGATGGTGTTAATAAGAGAATAGTCTATAGATATACCAACAACACCCTCATATTTAAGAGATTCTACCTCACAAGCGTTTAAAAAGTTTAGTCTTTCTTGATTTGTTTTTGAAATTTTCATCTTGTTTTTGTTTTTGTTTAATTAATTATAAACCAAAGATATAAAACTTTTATTTAATAAAAAACTATTTAGCAAAAAAAAGAGGAAAAAATTAATTTTCCCCTTCAAACAGATAAAAAAAAGGGTAGGAGTCTTGCGACTTTAGCTCTACCCCTTAGATAATATACCACATATTACTTATACACACCTCAAATATACGAATTATAATTCTTTTACCAAATCTTTGTAGACTTTAATCATATCCTCAATTTCATTTGTGGAAAGTTTGATAAGGCTTTTTGCTTTTAATGACAATTCATTAGAAGTCCCTTCACCATATTTTTCATCTAGTCTTTTGCTGAAAGCGTATTGTTCTCCTTGATTGAATATGTTGCACTTAGGACATTGAACTTGGCAGTTTAATTTATCCCATCTTGTGGAATAATATCTTCTGCTTTGGAAGTGACCACATTGTAATTCTTTGTAATTTTTTTGAACACCACAAGTGAAACACTCAGCTATATCATCAATAGCAAATCTTCTTCTAATATAAATAGAAAAGATTGTATCTAATTTTTTAACTGTTTTGCTTCTAATTGCTTTTTTCATTATATGCTATTGCATGAATTTTTCTATTTTTTATATGTTATTGCACTTTTAGATAGTCAATTCGGTTTACAATAGTGCATATAATTACACTTTGGGTATAACAATAGGAAGAATAATAAACTATTTTATTGTAATGTGTATTATAAAGCACTCATTAATGTCTTTTTGATACTTTAATGACTCATTATTCATACTTTCTTATTATATAAACGAACCCCTTTAGGGGGTTCTTATAAACTTAATGCCCCCCCTTACCCCCCCATTGAAGGGAGATAAAATAATTTGCCCGATCCAAACACCTTCCATCTTTATTAGGTTGTGCAAGTTTAGTCTTTACGACAAGGCAAATATAAAACTTTTTTTTTACTTTACAACCTCTTGAACTTCTTCGATTGAAATTTTGCCTGTAACAAAGGCATAAACCGCACCTGCTGCAACTAATAATCTTACCATCTGCTTTATGAATCTTGGTGCGAAAAACCTTCCTACACCGCCTTCTTTGGCTTTTATGTTTTCAACTAACTCACCCCCAATAGGGACTATTGTTTCAACTAAATTTAAAAATATTTTTAACATAATTTTTACTTTTTAAATACTCTTTGTTCTAAATCTTCAATTCTTTTGTCTGTTTGGCTTTCAAACTTTTCAAACTCTCTGATTAAAAAATCCAATTTTTGATTAACAACCCTAGTGTCATCTTGTGATACTATTGGTTTAGGGAGTGTTTTCGCAACCTCAATTTCTGTTTTAAGCATTGCGTAAGATAAAGTCAACGAGACAACCATACCTACTGCCATAATGAGGGTTTTAAAATCAACTTGAAAGTCGGGTTTCTTATCCCCATCTACATCCACATTCAACTTCGTCATTTCTTCTTTTTAAAATTCGTGTAACATATTGCAATCGCTTGATCTTTTGTTGCTTCTTTCATCATCTCGGGAATACATCGCATCATAAAATCTTTTTGCTTCTCGTTTGGTTTAGGCTTTGGTATAGGCATTTTAATATACTTTTAAGAGATTATCTTTTGTAAATAGTATAATCACATTACTTTAAGATAAAATCGCTTAGAAGTTATAATATTGAGTCCTAGCACCTTTGCGTTTCATCTTCAGCCTTTGCTTTCTATTTTTTTCCTCATTCACATAAGAAACGTGAATCCAATCGGGTTCATCATCTGTTCCTGCTTCCCAAATTAATTGATCGTAGCTTAAGTGTTCAGAAATATAGTTAAACAAATCAGCGTTTGACTTTTCTCCTAAAGTATCTAAGTCCAAGGCTTGTCCGAATCTGTGTTGGCTTGATTTACTTCCCCTTAAGGCAGTATTTAAAGCCTCACTTCTATACATACTATTTATTTTAATCGGATGTTCACACCATTCTCTTAAAGGCTGAAAAACTTTCTCAGCAATAAGAATCATATTAACTAAATGATCTTCAGTTGGATCGTTCTTAATATTTAACCTTTTAGCAGTATCTGAATGCGTTGCCTCTCGGTAACTAATATTCTTACTGATCTTTGTTATCTTCTTTGATTTCTTCGTACTCTCCTGTTTCAAGGTTGATGTTAATTTTGCCATAGCTTTCTTCTATTGATTCAAATGTCATTTCTTGATGCTCTATTACATCATCTAATAAGTGAAGTAATTTGTGCTTTCTAGATTCTAAAGCACCTAAATCGTGAGCAAGTTGGTTCTTTTGTTTCTCTTGCGTTTGTAATGTTTCTAGTTCTTTTTCTGTAATTTTCATAGCTTTTTTTCTTCAAAGATAATTAATCTTCCGAATCTACCCAATCACCTACAATCACTAGGTTTAAATCCTCTGCTATAATCGTGTAAACGTAATCATCATCAGCACCCCACGCATCGTATTGCGAACCACTAATTCCAAGGTTACCATTTGCTACTTGATAATTTTCTTCAGTTAACAATTGCCAATAAAAAGAGGCTGCTTGTCCCAAGGTTACACTTGTACCTTGTGCTTGTAATTTTACAGCAGTTTTGGTTGTTCCGTTCTGCCAAACGTCTATTGGTTCTATTTCTTTCATAATTTATTTTATTTATTTTGTTTACTCTTGTTTTAATAACGTAGGTAACACTTACCCTTCTAGTGTTTCAATTCTTGCTTTTAAATCTTCTATGATGGTTTGTTGTTCTTGAATTGCTTTGGTTAAATGTGGAATTATAAAATCCATTTTAATTGCTAACATTTCATTTTCCTCTTGGTAAACGCTTACCGCTTCGGGAATTACTTCTTTAACCTCTTGAGCAATAAATCCAAATTCATTTTTAAACCCATCTATAAAATCAAATTTTCTAGGTTGAAGAGCCAAAACCTTATTTAATCCATCATCTAAATTAATAATATTTTCTTTTAATCTTCTATCTGATCCACTCCAAGAAGATGAAGAAAACAAGTAGCCATCTCCTCTTACATAAAGATATTGAGTATTACTTGTGCTTTGAACGCTCATAGTATAATCAGATGAAGATGTTCCCGCTTTCACTAATAAGCCATAAGATTGACTAGTTGTAGTTCCTCCTCTACAATTTAAACCCCACTCGTTATCTTTTCCCTCTATTAGTACGCTCTTACTAAAAGTAGCATCACCCCCCGATGAGATGGTGAGTCCATTACCACTAACTAAACTTGCACCCGTTCTAATACGAAAACTATCATCTGTTTGTCTATATCCCATCATGAATTTAGCAGTAGAACCGTGATAATATTCCGTATAACCCCATCCCGAAGTTCCCGCATTAAAGCGTATACCCGCATTTTGAAAATTATTGCCAATCTCCATACCGTAACCCGACTGAGAAACTGTTGGCGAATTAGTTCCAATACCCACATTACCCCCCGATGAGATAGTGAGGGGAACAACAGAACCTTGTCTTATTCGAAAGGCATTACTAGTCGCTAAATCTAAAGAGGTTAAAGCGCTACTTTGTCCAAAAGTAAATGAACCGCTATCATTTCCAAAACTTGCAATATCTGAACTTGCTCCCGAAAGAACTTGTAATTTTCTTGTAGGCGTACCACTAGTTCCAATACCCACATTACCCCCCGATGAGATGGTGAGATGTGGGTTATTATTTGTTTTGAATGTAATAGTAGAATCATCTAAATCTATGACGGCGCTTGTCACTCCGTCTCGCTGTCCAATAACTAAGCCATTGCCCGATACTTGATTCTCTATGTATCCGTGTAAAGTTGTACCATCCGCAGCATAAAATAATATATTGCCTGCCCCCGTACCCCTAATTAATTTAATAGAGTTTTGAACGCCCGTAAGAAATTGAAAAGCTGCATCTCCTTTTATAGTGTTTGAATTAGTCCATATTGCTACCTCATTAGTACTTGGTGTTCCACTTATACTTACATCACCACCCGCAGCATCTATAAATGAATATGTTCCATTAGCATTTGTAGACAAAACTTGTCCACTAACTATTCCATCAGATACTACTGAAATAGCACTTGTACCATTACCTACTAAAATACCCGTTAATGTAGTTGCTCCCGTACCTCCATTGGCAACCCCTAAAGTACCACCTATAGCAATAGTTCCATTTGTGGTTATTGGTGAACCCGTAACAGTTAATCCCGTTGGAACACTTAACGCTACTGATGTAACAGTTCCTGCGGTTGATACTTGATTATCTACATATTCAGTAGTAGCAACCTTTGTGGAGTTATCACTAGCCGTTTGTGTAGTCGCTACTGATCCATCGGGAAGGACAACACCTGCGGTTGGAAAGGATAAAGTAATTGCTTGGCTTGATGCGCTTGTTACTATTTCATTTGCCGTACCTGTAAAGGCTAATGTTTGACTGTCTAAAGTAACTGAGCCTGTGCCTGTACCACCCGAAAAATCTAATGTGTTTGAAAGGCTATCATTTTCCCAAGTCAAAACACCTGCTCCATCAGTTTTTAAAACTTGCCCATCTAAACCATCTGTATTCGGAAAAGCGTATTCTCCATAAAACTGAATTGAATCAGTTGAAAGATATAATGGTGATGTGTTTCCCCTACCATCCGTTATCTGAGTGAGTGATGCGCTTAATACTCCACTACTTGAGGTTTTGAGTAAACCCGAATATGTTGCGGATATTTGTTGATTAAATAAATCAGCCATTTTTTTCTAGTTTTAATAAAAACTTTTTTAATTTTTTAATGTTTTCTTCTTTCGGTTTGTAACTCACAGAACCCATCCGTTAAAAGTTGCGTCAGAACTTGGATAAATATCATTGTTTACATTCGAAGTGTATTCGGGAAATAAATTCTCGTTGAAACACATATAGTCTATAAACCTTCTAGCGTACCACTCAGCGTGTGTTCTAGCTTTTTCTACTAGATAGTCTACTTCTGTTTTGTTAACAGTCTCAGCGTTCTCTGAGGTGTGTTTAAATACCCCTCCATTTTTAACTTGATAAGCAGCAAATGGAAGATAATCCACTTGGGCAAACCAAATCAACATAGGCTGAATGTATTCGTTTAGAAGTGTCTTATAATCAGCATAAGGAACAGTGTCAATGTCTCCATTTCCAACTATTAAAGTAAACTTATCGTAAAGTTTTGTACCTAAATAATTCTGAATATTTATCTGTTGGCTAATCTTGATAAATTGTATGAACTTATCTGTGTCAACATTGCCATCTAAGATAGAATTTCTGACTAAGTCGGTGCGATTTATGAATAATACTGTTGCCATTTCTTATTTCTTTTTAGTTGGATATGCACCTTGATTTGGCATATTTACTGGAGCAATTTGTGCCTCTTTCCATCCCCTTGGAGAAGGTTTGTAACTCTTAGGTATTGTTGTTGCTCTTTTGTATTTGTCAAAATCATCAGTTTTCTCTGTGTTCTTTTTAAGCCTATATAGCTGCTCTTTCCAAGCGTGTCGACAATAGATACCACCTTTGAATTTAAAGAGGTTATAAGGCTTCCCTTTGTGTCCTAGTCGCTTGTTTACACCTTTGTCTGATGCTTTGTCAATGTCTTCAATTCTGTAAATGATTCCTTGCCCTGCTAACTTCATCATATTTGAGCAAAACAATCTAGATTCATTTCCGCTTTTCATTGCCTTCTTAGATTTCTTAAAATACTTGTATCGTATTTTGTAAAGGTTTTTATCTAAGACAGAAAACACTTTTGGCTTACCTGTAATTTGATCTGCAAACTTTTGAAGTTTTGATTTACTTGGTTGAATTAATTGAGTTGCCCACTCTTCAAGATTCTCACCTTCATATTCTCTTTCATCTACTAGTTCCCATTCATCTGTGATAACCTCACCTTCCAATTCAGCAAGTATCTCATCACCCATTTCATCAGTTAGTTCGGGAATTTCTTCACTTGCTTTATCGTGTGTCTCACAAGCCATAAACCATTCTTTGTCACCTTCCATGTGGGTGTGATATCCTTCACATCCTAATTTTTCTGCTTCTGCAATGGCTTCTTCTTTAGTCTCAAATACAGTTTGCCCATCAATCTCTTTTAAACTAATCTTTGACATCTGCACACCTGTTTCTTCTTCAATGTCTTCTTGGCTTTGTATTGTTGTGTCAACCTCTGTAAATTCTAATGGTTGCAAAGTCACAAAATAAAGATTTAAAGCAATGTCATTGTAGGCTAGTATTTGATCAAATGAATCAATTAAAAGTTCTTGAAACGGACGTATTACTGTGTTGTCCATCAATAAACTTGCAGTCTTTATTTCTTCAGCGTTATTGCCTAAACCCGAATTATCTTTTATTCCTAATAACATAGGTGAAACAACCCTATGCGCTACCATTATTTTTTGTGTAGCCTCTGTGGAAAGGAATTGATACTGATTGTGTGCATCGCTTAACTGAACAGGAGTAATGTCTGCTTTTGATTCTGCATTATCATTGAATGCAAGGATGAATTTACCTGCGTTTGATGTCCCACTAAACTTAGATGCAATTTTGTTTTCTAATAATTGCCTTTCTTCTTGATTAGGTGTGCCGTTATTAAAGTTAATGAGCATGGAAGGTGCTAACCCATTCATTATATTATTAATGTGATAGTTAGAAATCTCTTCTTCTAACTCACAATATTGCAAACCACCTTGATAATCTACTGGCGAATAATAATAGAAACCTGCTTTGTATGGTTTAATATATAAAATCTCAATATCCTCTTTTGACATCCCAAATGCCGGGATTCTTAAAGGTGTATCACTTGGTTTTATGTTTGTCCAATCCTTAAAATAATAATAAGCAGAAACTTCACCTTCTTCATTTGCCTTTTCTGCCCTTAAAGTTTCTATTGGAAAGTGTTCTACTTTGACAATCTTCTTTCTGTCTTTAGAATAGATTATTTGAGCAGCACATTGTCCCATTAATTTTAAATCGTAGGACAATTTTCTAACACAATCCTTCCCAAACATTGAAATCATTTGGGCATATTGATCGGGTTTTTTATTGGCATCTGTTGCGTTTAATCCTTTGCCATAAATTGCTTGGCTTATGCCATTAATAGCAGCGTTGTTTGTGGCTGATCCATTATATCTATCAATTAAGAATTGAAAGTAATTATTATCAGCACCATATTCTACCCAATCTTTGTTTTTTACCTCTTTTACTTCGGGTGAAGTGTAGGTGCTTAAATTAACAAACCCAATACTTGGTTGTTTTGTTACACCTTTTGGTAAACTCTTTTGTCTTTTCATACTACGATATATTCATTGTTGTAAGAATCATCAGTTGTGTACACACCATCATTTAAGTTGTAATAATCATTATCCACTTGATTGATTGTTTGATCAGTACAAAAGATTCTATCTTTAAAAATTATGTTTGTTCCTGTGTAAAGTGTCATGTCATAGAAATGATTCTCTACTAAAATGGGTGAAAATGTGTTTTGATAAGTAACATAGTTACCCGATACAGTTGCCCCAGTGATGTTATATGTCACAGTTACATTTGTACTATCATCTCTTATGCTCATTGTGAATGCCGTTAAAGAATAATCTCTTGGTATTACTTTAAATGTTTGTGCAGTTGCTGATGTCGTTAATACAATCATACCTATATAACGCAAAAAAAATGATGTTTTGTTTTAAGAACCACACCCAACACAATCAATTTCTGTATTAATAGGCTTACAACCATTTGCCTTCATTTTTAAATTATGTATTTTGTCTTTTATTTCCATATCTGAGAACATATTTCCTGTTAATTGTGATTCTAAAGTTTTGATTTGATTGTGTATCTCTTGCATTGATGTATAATTTGAAGGTTAAAAAATGTAAAAATAAGACAAAAAAAAAGCACCCCCTAAAAAGAGATGCTTTCACTAGAAGAAAATAAATAATTAAGGTGTTACTGCAGCCGTAGGATCAATTTTTGTTCCTTGTGTTGCTCCAGTTACTAAAGCAGGTGTGATAAATGTAGCAGGATCAACTTCTTGTCCTACCAATGTCATTGTGAAACCACTTAGATCACCGGGTTGAGTGCCAGTGCCAATAGTCCCCCCACTCAATTCCATTCCATTTTCTAATCCTGCAATGAACATATTTCCATAATAATCTTCAACCGCTACACTAGGACGTCCCCAAGCAATCAATTTGATTTGCTCTTGTGTTGGTGCATCTAAGTAAGTTAAAGTTAAACTAAGTGTTTGCTCATAGAATGTTGTTCCTGTTTCCCTAGAACTGTTTATGGCAGTTTCTAGTGATGATGTGTTTTTTACATCATATTCATATACTGTTGGAGTACCTGCTATTGCAGTAATTACACCATCTGTATACGTTAATGCACCAAGTGCATCTAAGTCAAAAAAGTAAGCAGCCTTTATGCCTCCATATCCTGCCTTACATGGGAGTACTCTTCCCGAAGTTACGTTACAAGCCATATTTTTTATATTTTAAAAAAAAAGGGTAGATAGACATACCCACCTACCCCTTTCTTATGGTTTAAAATTTATTAAGAGTAAAGAACGATGTCAGAACCAATTCCGTACTGAACAGATGCCGCAAATCTCATGATTAAACGAACATTCTGTGAGCCATCCAAATCTCTCATATCTAATAACTTAACTTCGTTCTGATCGCTAAGTAAAGAAGTACCAAAGTACAAGTTTGATTTCTCAGCAGCTACCGCAGTGTTATTTGCTAATCCATTAGCAACAAACAAAGGAATACCACCGAAAGATAAAGGTGCGCCATTCTGATACCACAATGCTCCTCTGTTGTCAATACCACTTCCCAATGCACCCATTGCACCAACATAAGCCTTGGCAATGTTTTGTGATACATAGATATGTAAATCTTCCTTGCCGAACAAAGTAGCAGGAATAGCATCAACTATTTTCTGCATTTCTGTAACTACGTTTCCAACAACAACTGCACCTGCAACTACATCAATTACATCAGCATCAGCCGTCATAAGAGTTGTAAATCCGTCAAATTCACCTGCGTTTGCGTTTACTCCACTCCAAATGTTAGATTCTGTTTTAGCAGCTACCTCAGCAGCAAATTGTCCAATAATAAAATCAGAAAACTTGGGAGGTAATTGATCAAAAGCAGAGTATCCCATTTGAGCAGCCTCCCAATCAGATTGGAAAGGTGTGAGACACATTTCTTGATTTACTTGAAAATATTCGGGTTGAATAATTCTTTCAGTTAATGTAACTGATCCTGCGCTTGTGAAAT